TGCTTTTAACTGAACCATAAACTGTGTTGACTAAACCCATTGCTACTTCATCAAATCCGTCATCTTTTCTGACGCATGCTTCTATTGTGAAAGGTGGTGCTTTATTGTCCATAGCTTTTACTGCTGCTGTGACTAAAGCATTATCAACAGCAATTTCTTTAGGATTCAGGGTAGCGTTCAATCCCACAAACGGTACTCCAGCCCACACAGCATGAACAGTGCAAAAATATTTTTGTGATACTGAACCTGTAGATGTGTGTGATGATAAGACTGTGCATTGAGGATCTCGTGGATCCCCTGGATTAAACCATTCATAGTCCATCACCGTTGGTGAATTTCCCGTTCTTTGTTGTCCGTACTGACCCCTCCAAGTCCCTGTCCATATGTCTGACACTGCATTGTCGTTGTGCCTAAGTGAACCTGTTGCTATAGATGCTGATCCTGACCATGAGGTTGCAATTTCATCTAACTTTCTATTATCCATTACGGTTATACCTGTTAAAGTTGTAAGTTGTGACGTGTTACGCATCTCTAATGAAATACCTATACATGCCATTTCTGTGTACTGTGTTGAATAAGTCGAATATGCTACATCGTTTATATTACTATAAGTGATGACCGTTCCGTCAGCTGTTACTGAGGTGGCATAAGATACCATAACTGATGGTGTTGGATTTAACAACAACCTACCCCAATATTGACCTGTGCCGTCAACTATAGTGTCATATTCAAAAGTTGTTGCTGTGCACCAAGTTCTTATTGGTTTGGTGCTATTTGAATATGGTAATCCTGGTTTACCTCCGTATTCCATAAAGACTCTCGGATTTTTGATAGCTAGTGCTGTGGACATAGACGATATGTGAGTCATTTGTCCAATCATGACTTCATCCTTCACGTATGGATTCTTCTTGGCTAATCCTTTTCGTAATTTGTTACCTCTTTTCTTCCCGTGTATTTTAGCTTTGTAAACTTTAGCTCTTGTATTCGTATCAGAAAAGTCTTGTACTCTCGTTTGTACAACTTGTTTCCCGTGTTCCTTTACAGGACCTACGGTTGTTTTCTTTCTCCAGACTGTTCTTGGCATTGTATTATTATGTGTTTGATTAATATTTTGATTATTGTTATGTATACTATTAGTATTGCTATTTGTTGCATACGTTCCGTATGTTAATGTTGAAATTAAAATTAATGTTAATATAAATAAAATTAAAGACGTTGG